CATCTACCACGAGGTCAGCCACACCGTCACGCACGTGTTCGCGTACGTTGGCGAGGACGAGGCTAAGATTGGTGACGAGTCGCGCTCGTACCTAGGCGAGCATATTTTTAAGCAGGTATTCGCGATATACGCGACAGAGGAAGACAGACGTGAACGTGCTAGAAAGAGAGATAGAAAGGCATTTAGTCAAATTGGTAAAAAAGCACAGGGGCCTGAGCTTCAAGTGGATCAGCACGGTGAGTGGGGTCCCGGACAGGATAGTCTTCCTAGCGAATAGGATATATTTAGTAGAACTAAAGACACAGTCAGGCAAGTTAAGTAAGCGCCAAGAGATTGTGTTTAGCGAGATACGGGGGCACGGGTTTGACGTTCACGTGCTGCACTCTAAACAAGATGTCGAGGAGTTTATCAATGAAGCAATGCGGAACGTGTAAAGAGACAAAGGAATCAACTGAGTTTTATAAAAGCGCTAGAACTGGCCTGCAATATAACTGTAAACAATGCAACAACAAATTAACTGATAAATGGAAAAAAGAAAACCCCGGCTCACACTTAATGAGAATATACGGCATTAGCCGAGAAAAAAAACAAGAAATGATTTCCACACAAAATGATTCCTGCGCAATTTGCAGGGAAAAGTTTGTCTCAGGAAAATATACTGACGTGGATCACTGCCACACCACCAATAAAATTCGCGGCATTTTGTGCAGAAATTGCAATACCGGACTAGGACAGTTTAAAGACTCACCCAAACTTTTACAACGAGCAATACACTACATTGAGTACCATGCTAAACAGAACACAACTACACCAGTACCAGAAGGACCTCATATCCCAGGCGCAGTCGGTGCCGAACTTGGGTCTATTTCTACCCCCTGGGCTTGGCAAGACAGCCACGACCTTGACCATCATCAAAGAGCAGTTCGAGGGGACGACGCTGATTATCGCGCCCAAGCGCGTGGCGGAGACGGTGTGGGATACGGAAGTGAAAAAGTGGGACCACCTAAAGAGCCTAAAGGTAGCCAAGATAATGGGGACGCCGAAACAAAGACTGGAGGCCCTACGTTCGCAAGCAGACATTTATTTAGTTAACCTTGAAAACGTGGCGTGGCTCTGCGGCCTTTCAGACAAGTTAGTGTTTACTACCTTAGTAATTGACGAGTCGTCTAGGTTTAAGGACCCAAGCACCAAGAGATTTAAGGCACTTAAGAGGCATTTAAAGGGCTTCTCACGGCGTATTATCCTTACCGGCACACCTACCCCCCAGGGCATCGCCGATCTCTGGTCACAGGTGGGTATTTTAGACCTTGGGCAACGCTTAGAGACGTCACTTACCCGGTTTCGGGATAAGTACATGGAGCCGGACCAAATTAACCGGCACACCAGGGTTGTCTACAACTGGAAGCCAAAGCTAGGCGCGGAGATACATATCCAAGAAAAGGTCAAGGATATTTGTAAGTCACTTAATGCAGAGGATTATTTACAACTACCGACATTAAGTAACATTTACCATTCAATTAACATGGACCCCGGTCCAAGAAAGCAATACGATGAACTTAGAAAAGACATGGTTATTGACCTCGGTAAAGGGGTCATCACGGCTCCGACAGCAGCGGCGTTGGCGGGCAAGCTACTCCAATTCACCAGCGGCGCAGTTTATGGAGAAGATGGCTCAACACAGGAAGTACACCGTGCTAAAGTGGAATACCTTGAGTCGATCATGGAAGAATCTTCCGCTCCAACACTCGTCTTCTATCACTTCAAGCACAGTCTACAGAGGCTTCGGCTCGATTTCCCATACGCCGTGGTGCTGGACGATGACAACATCGAGGCGTGGCGTAGTGGCAAGATTCGTATGCTGCTCGCACACCCACAATCAGGGGGCATCGGGATTAATTTACAGTGCAACGTTGGAGAAATTGCACAGACGGTCTGGTTCGATTTACCTTGGAGCTCAGAGAACTACATCCAAGCGAATGCGAGGATATACCGCCAAGGGCAAGAAAAACCTGTTGTCATACACCACTTGACGGTGTCTAACAGTATCGACGAGCAGGTAGTTAAGGTACTGGAGGGCAAAATAAATTTGCAGGAAGCTCTTTTAGACGCCCTAAATTGCGTATTAGTGTAAATATGAGAAAAATAACATATACCGTTCACATTATTAAGGCCGCAACCCCTCGTCTATCCGACGAGGAGCTTGATCCATTGGAGCAAGACGACAGCGAAGGCATGTCGGCCGACATGATGGAGGCATACTTACCCTGGAGCCAGGAGGACGTGCTAGACATTAAACGGCTTATTAAGTACCGTATGCTACAAAAGCAGCGGTTTGTGCTTGAGGCTTTTTTAAACGGTCTGACACACATAGACGTGCACGTAACCGAAAAGTACTGGCGCTATCATTTTAACAAAGGCATCGAGTTTATTAAAAAGGAACTAAAACTATGACGTACTTTGTTGTTGAGCATGGAGATCAGGTAATTGAAACGATTACCGGCGTCGAGGACATTGACATAAGAATGTACCCAAAATTTAAAACCCTGTGGGTGTGTGACTCACCGGAAGAGGTAATAACAGTCGAAAACGAGCTAAGGAGAAGACATGAACGACCCAGTAAATAAACCATCACACTACACCAGCCACCCAAGCGGCATTGAGTGCCTAGAAATTACTCGGCACATGGGCTTTAACTTGGGTAATGTGTTTAAGTACGTGTGGCGATGCGACCTAAAGAAAGACGCAATTGAGGACCTCAAGAAGGCCGCGTTCTATCTGCAAGATGAAATCAATCTCAGAGAAAAGGCCGCAAGTAAATTTATAAAGATAGTGGAGTGCGGAAAATGAAAATAGAAGTTGATGACGACTGCATAGACCACCTGGTGGCCTGCGCTCTTATAGAGGGTTACGTTAACTGTAAGCGGCGCGTAAAGGAAGTTAAAAAGAAGAAGGAGCTAACTGAGTACGAAAAGGAAGACTTAGAGTACTCAGAAAATTTGTTGCCGGCGCTTGACGTTGTGGGCGCTTGGTTTGTTTATGATTGGAAAGAAAAGGTAAAAAATAAATGAAATTATTTTCACAGTATGACAGGTTTGAATTAGAGCAAGACATTGTAAAGATGTGGCAAACAGCCGAGAACTTAAAAGAGTTTGTTCGGCAGTACATAGACAGTCCAAAAATTATGGACGAAGATGAGGTTGCTAATTTCATTGATGGTATTAGACAAGTCCACGAGCTGCAGTGCGAAAGACTTTGGGAAGGCTTTGAACAAATGATTAAGCACGGCCACTTTGCGGCTTGGGACAAAGAATTATTTACAAATTTAATCCCCGATGTAGAATCTCCAGTTAAAAAGAAAGGCAAAAATAAATGACCGAAGAAGTTAAACACCCCCTAGACGACGTAAGCATTACGCTTGAGTACACCGTAAAGGAAATCAACGCGCTGCTAAACCTGTTAGGGCAAATTAAATTTATTGACGCCGTTGGCGCGATCAACTCAATCCAGATGCAGGCGGGCCCACAAGTAGAGCGCGCCCGTGAAGGATTAGAGGCTGCGTTAAAGGCCGTTAAGGATAAAAAAGATGAGTGAGAAGTGGATGCGGGACTTGCTTAAGAGTAAAGGCTTTGGCAACGACGTGGCAAAAGCTATCTCTGAAAACGTGGCGCGGGACACACAAGAAAAGGAAATGCTGGACCGCGAAAAGGCCCTTGGCTTGACACTAAAGATGGTAAACGAAATGCTGCCATCTTTAAGACAGGCCATGGAAGCCGAAGAGAAACGAAAAGCCAATATGCGTACAATTATTATCCCCGATGAAAAATAGGGCGATATTGTACTAAAAAGCGTATTAGTAGATATAAGGGAAGTAAAACTCGTCGGGAGACGCTTTGAAACCCTACCAAACAAGGAGAAATCATGGCAGCAAAACCCGGCCTCTATGCCAATATCCATGCTAAACAAAAACGTATAGCAGAAGGATCCGGAGAAAAAATGCGCAAGCCTGGTGCTAAAGGCGCACCTACTGCGACAGCGTTCAAAGAATCTGCTAAGACAGCAAAACCAAAATAAAAGATTTTAGGAAATCTACCATGGACGACTTTAAGAAAATGCCTAAAATGGCTGACGGCGGTTCGGTTAAGCATGACAAACCAATTGCAAAAACTACCACAGGAAAAAACCGTCACTACCTAAGCACCGATGAAGGTGCTGGCATGACTTCGGCTGGTCGTAAAGCGTATAATGCTAAAAATGGGTCAAACCTTAAAGCACCACAGCCAGAAGGTGGCTCCCGTAAAGACTCATTCTGCGCCCGTATGTCCGGCGTAAAGGGCCCGATGAAGGATGAGAACGGTAAACCAACAAGAAAAGCAGCAGCACTAAAAAGGTGGAAATGTGGTAGCTAAAAAA